CCACCGGTGTCGGTGTCTGCTCCGTCAGTGTTGCCACGGGGAGGGTTTGGCAGTGGCACAGCCAACCCATCAGTAAATAGTGATAGACCGGTAGTGTCGGCTGCTGCACCACAGGGCATAGTAAACGACGATCAAGGCCGTCCGCGATAAAGGAACTAATTTTCAATGGCATACAACAGTAATCAGGCAGCAGGAAGAACAAAGAATTTCAAATTTGACCGTGGCGGCACCCCTGCGGAGATGGGGCCATTCATTGGTCGTATCGTAAACAATGTAGATGCCACTCGTTCTGGCCGCTTGCAGGTTTTCATCGAACAGTTTGCTACTGGACAACCCAGCACCAATCCAGAAACTTGGCGTTGGGTAAGATACTTGCCACCATTCTATGGTGTCACAGAAAAAACCAGTACCAGTTCAGGCACAGGAGCGTATCCAGGCAATCAACAAAGTTACGGCATGTGGTTCACGCCTCCAGATATCGGCACATCAGTCATGTGCTTCTTTGTGGAAGGTGATCCTGATCAAGGATATTACATCGGTAGCATCATCGATGATGGGTTAAATCACATGTTACCGGCCATTGGCGCGGCCAAGCAAAATCAATATGTCACACAGAATAAAACTCAAGCTGCATATTTTGCTGGTGCTACTCAGTTGCCGGTCACTGAAATCAACACAGCCAACGAACAGCTAGATCAGAATCCTAGATTTTTTGATCAACAAAAACCGGTACACAGTTATCAAGCTGCGATATTTTTCCAGCAAGGCCTGGCCAACGACCCTGAGCGCGGCCCTATCATTTCCAACGCACAACGAGAGAGTCCAAGCACAGTGTATGGAATCTCCACACCTGGGCAACCAATCTATCAAGGCGGTCTGGATCCAAATACCATACGACAACAACTAAGTGCCGGCACAGTAAACCCACAAGATGTCAGGGTACTTGGTAGAAAAGGTGGACATACTCTTGTGATGGACGATGGCGACCTGGAAAATAATAATGCATTGTTCCGATTGAGAACAGCCAAAGGTCATCAGATCATGATGAACGACAGTGAAAACTTCTTTTACATTGTTCATGCCAACGGCCAGACCTGGATTGAACTTGGCCAAGAAGGCACTGTGGATGTGTATTCAACTAACTCAGTGAATGTACGAACACAGGGTACCATCAACCTGCATGCGGACAAAGATATCAACATGTACGCCGGCGGCAACATCAACATGAAATCCAATGCTGCTACCAACATTGGTGCTGTGACAACTTTACAGATGGCTAGCCAAGGTGAGATGACAATCTACGGGCAATCCACTGTGGGTATAAAAGCCGACGGCGCATTGGCATTGCAAAGTGCGATCACTGGATCATTTGACGGAGGTGCTTCTTTGAGATTTAAGGGATTGAGAATTGATCTCAACGGACTGCCGGCAAATCCAGTGAAGACTCCTAGGCTATATCCCAAAACCACATTAGATGATACCACATTCAACAATTCAACTGGATGGCAAGTAAAACCCAATGGATTAGAGAGCATCGTGACTCGTGCTCCTACACACGAGCCTTATCCTTATCATAATCAAGGCGTGGCAGCAAGTGTGAATCTTACCACAGGTAGTCCTACACCACCACCGGCTGCTGAACCAGTTCCTACTAATTGGAGCATCATAAGAAAATCATGAGTAACTTTACCTTCACAGGACCAGACGGCGCTGTGTACGAAATTCAAGGGCCATCTGGCTCTACATTCGCTCAGGCTCAATCTGTGTTTACTCAGCAAGTCAGCACCGGCGGCTTGACTGGGATTCCTGTGGGCGGATTAGTTAATGCAGTGACACAGGCCACAGGAGGACTATCGTCGGCTTTGGCCCAGTTGGGCGCTCAAGCTACCGCACTTACACAACAGGTAGGTGACTTTATCAATCTTCCAACCAAGATAGGAGGGCTAGTTCCAAACGCTATCACCGTGAGTGATTTTGTTAACACAAAAATCAATGCCCAGAACATCGGTACTATTGCATCAACGCAAGTGCAAGGATTGGTGGCACAAACAGCCGCATCAGTAAATCAAGCTGCTGATGCTATAACCAATGTCAAAGGGCTTGGGCAGTTTGGCCTTAATGCTGATCAATTACAGTTATCAGGATTGATCAAACCTGGTTTGGCTGATCAGATCAATCTCAATCCTACTAAGTTCACAGAAATTCTAAGTAGCCCTACCAGTTGGACTGGCAAGTTAGGGGTCACAAACATTGACTCATTGTTGAGCAGCAGCAATCTACAGACCACTGTACAACAAGGATTGATGAATACAAACTTTGACCAGCTCAAACAGCTTGGAACTATCACAGGATTAGAATCGTCTGCACAGCTAGGGCCACTGTTAAATGTGGCTACAAAGTTTGGGTCAGGTACTGCCACTGCTTGGTTATCTAGTGCAACCGGTGTATCGGATATTTCCAATGCAATAACTTCGGGCATAGGTGGCAATATAAGTGGATTGTTGTCTGGGGGTGCTGGTAGTTTGTTGTCTGGGGGTGCTGGTAGTTTGTTGTCTGGAGGCGCTGGTAGTTTGTTGTCTGGGGGTGCTGGATCTGCATTAACCGGATTACTAACCGGCGGCAGCGGATCTGCATTGGCTGGATCATTGCTATCCGGTGGATCAGTAAACGCTGGATCAGTGGCATCATTGGCTGCTAATTATTTTGCTCCTGGCTCAGGGGCATTAGTAAGCAGTTTGTTGTCCGGTGGCGGCGGCTCGGCGTTGGCTAGTTCCTTGCTTTCTTCATCAGGACTAACCAGCGTGATGACCAATTTTGCTTCATCTGCACAATTTGCTAGTGTATTTTCAGTAGCCAATTCGTTCCTCGGCGGCGGTGGCAACCCATTGCAAGCAGGTATTGTAGCAGCCAAAGGATTCAACAACACAACAAATCGAGCCAATCTAAATCAAGCAGTAACAGCACTGATTGGTAATCCAAAGATCACTGTTCCAGATTTTGCACCCCAGGGCACCGGATAAATATCCGTATGCCTACATTCATTGGATTCAACACACAAAATCAATATAAAAAGTTCACCCTGGTCGACGGTGAATTGATCAAACGCGATCTGCTGAATGCGTTTAATATCACACAAGGCCAACTGCCCGGCCGTCCCAGTTACGGTACCACACTATGGGATTTCTTGTTTGAAAGTCAGGATCAGACCACCATGGCCGCCATACTGCGTGAAGTACAGCGTGTGGCCGGCGGCGACCCTAGAGTGTACCTCAGCGATGTGAATGTATACCCACAGGAAAATGGTGTATTGATTGAACTGGAGGTACAGTTTGTTCCTAACACCGATGCCCAATTGCTGAGCGTATTTTTTGATCAGCAGCAACGAAGAGCCACTTTTGTATAAAAGCAGCCGTTTATTTTTTCGGTAAATAACACAATAACATATTATCATGGCACGCACTACTAGACAAACAGTTGTATTCGGAGTTGAAGATTGGAAGCGAATCTATCAGACCTATAGAGAAGCAGACTTCCAAAGCTATGACTTTGAAGCATTACGCAAGAGCTTTGTAGATTATCTACGACAATACTATCCTGAATCATTCAATGATTACATTGAATCTTCGGAATTCATTGCCATGCTGGATGTGATTGCGTTCATGGGTCAGGCCATGGCCTTCCGCAATGACTTGAACACTCGTGAAAACTACATTGACACAGCAGAACGACGAGACAGTGTGGTGCGCCTGGCCAATCTGGTTGCTTACACACCCAAGCGCAATACTGCCGCACAAGGTTATCTCAAAGTATTTTCTGTGCAGACCACAGAAAATGTCACAGATTTCAACGGAATAGATCTTGCCAACATCACAGTGAACTGGAATGACCCCACAAATTTCAACTGGGCCGAGCAATTCACAGCCATCATCAACGCGGCCTTGGTAGATACACAAAGGGTGGGCCGCCCGGGCAATAGACAAACAATCGTAGGTGTGGACACTTCAGAATACAGCATCAATTTGGTTCCCGGTTTCTTGCCTGTGTTGCCTTATACCGCCACAGTTGATGGCGTAAACATGCCGTTTGAAGCAGTGAATGCTACCTCTGTGGGTCGTGATTACGTCTACGAACCTGCTCCGCAACCCAATGGTATCTTTAATCTGTTGTTCCGTAATGATCAACTGGGATTTGCCGCTGCCAACACAGGATACTTCTTTTACTTCAAACAAGGCGTGTTGCAGAATCAAGACTTCAATCTGGCTGAACGCATCCCCAATCGCACTGTGAACATCAACATTGAAGGTATCAACAATCAAGATCGTTGGTTGTTCCAGTTGGATAACACCGGCACCGTGGCCAGCCAATGGCAGTACGTGGAATCAGTGTACGCTGCGGCTGTGGAACAGTTGGCACCAGATCAAAGAAAATTATTCTCAGTTACCAGTAGAGCCAACGACCAGATCACTTTGACATTTGGTGACGGAGTGTTCTCGGCTATCCCAGTGGGATTGTTCCGTGCTTATGTTCGGGCATCAAACGGATTGCAGTATATCATCAACCCAGAGGAAATGCAAAGTGTGGTGCTGCCCATCAGCTATGTCAGCAGATCAGGACAATTACAAACCATCACATTCACTTGCGGCATCACTTCTCCTGTGAGCAACGCACAGGCCAGAGAAACCTTGGATGAGATCAAGCAACGAGCACCAGCTAGATACTACACACAGAATCGCATGGTCAACGGAGAAGACTACAACAATTTTCCGTTTACACTTTACAACTCAATCATCAAGAGCAAGGCATTGAATCGTGCCAGCATCGGCACCAGCCGATATCTTGATCTAGTGGATAACACAGGCAAATACAGTAGCACAAACACCTTTGCCAGCGATGGCGCCATCTGGGAAGAAAATCAACTGCCTACGTTTTTGTTTACCTGGCTCACAAGAAATGAAGTGGCCAGCGTGATCACCAATCAGATACAGCCATTGTTGGCCACCACAGCATTTACACAATTCTACTATGCTAATTTTATCAGACCAGATCTCTTGGTCAACAATCTCACATGGCATCAAAGCACCACCTTGGCCAACGAGACTTCGGGATATTTTGTAAATGATCTGGGAAATCCTGCGGCCATAAGCACTTATTCCAGTACCAACACAAAATATATACAAGTGGGCAGCTTGGTAAAATTTGCTGCTCCAGCTGGATATTATTTTGATGCCAACAACAGGCTCAAGCTAGGAACACCCACACTGGCCGCCGAACGACTGTCATTGTGGGCCAGTCCCATCAGTATCTACTTGGATGGTACCAACCAAGGACAAGGCAACTTTACCAGCGGCGTACTCAGCGGGCAAGGTCCGGTGGTACTCAACAATTTCATCCCCACAGGTGCTATTCCTACGCAGGTCATCCCATTGCTGATCACAGATATCCCCAGCAGTCTTGAAACCAGTATCGCTGACCAGATTGTATTGTATAGGAATTTTGGATTAGGCTACGATAACATCACACAGACCTGGTACTTGATCACTTCAAACAATCTTGCTGTGGACGCAGACTTCAGCCTGGCCAACGCACAGAGCAACACAGGCACCAATCAAGATGCGTCATGGATGATACAGGCTGTGACCGATGGCGTGAAGTATACTGTGACCAGTCGTGCATTGGTTTATAATTTTGGTTCAGTGTTGCAGACTAGATTTTTCTTTGAAACTGGCAATAGGATCTATGATCCAAGAACTGGCAAGACCATCAGCGATTACATAAATGTTCTCAGAGTCAACAGCCTTCCTGATTCAAACAGTCCATTGCCCGGAGACATCTATCTCAAGATCGTGGGTCAGCCTGTGCAGTCAGATGGTTATGTGGATGACTATCAAGTGATTGTGAGTTATCAGGACAGTGATAGCGATGGCATCGCCGATGATCCAGATTTCTTCGATGAGATTGTGGCTCCTAACGTAAACCCAACTACCAAGTATGTGTTTTTTGAAAAGACCGTGGACTTTGACAATCTTCAACGATATCTCTTGGTTGAACCTGCAAGAGTAAACAGCGACTATGCCACACAAAACGACATTGAGTTGGTCAAGACCGAGTATATCATTGGGCAGATCTTTTATGCTTACAATCAAGAGATATACACAGGACCACTCACAGGTCAGATTGGCACATTTTACGAACTAGTGCTCACTGGAACCAATGTACGAACTCTAGTTGATGTGACCTCTGGGTGGTTGGCAAAAGTAGGGCGGCCCGGCATATATTTCCAATACCGGCACAATGCTCCACTCACAGATCGTATTGATCCAGGCACTACCAATATCATTGATCTGTACGTGGTCACACAGGGCTATTACACAGCATACCAGAACTGGATCAGAGACAACACAGGCACAGTGCCCGAACCTGATGTTCCTACTATCAATGAACTCAGCACAGCATATCAAGGGCTGAATGATTATAAGATGATATCTGACAATGTGGTGGTAAACTCAGTGACATTTAAACCTTTGTTTGGGCCCAAGGCAGCTGAAAATCTGCGTGCTACAATCAAGGTGATCCGCGCCGCAAACTCAACAGCCAGCGAAAGTGAAATCAAAACACTGGTAGTGGCCAACCTCAATGAATACTTTACCATTGACAAATGGGATTTTGGTGATACCTTTTACTTCTCAGAACTGGCTGCCTACATACATCGTAACATGGGTGGCATCGTGAGTAGTGTGGTATTGGTGCCGCTGGACCCATTGAAATACTTTGGTGACCTGTACGAGATACGATCAGCACCCAATGAAATCTTTGTGAATGCTGCTGGAGTGAGTTCAGTAGAAGTGATCACAGCATTGACATCAACCAACATCAGAACTGCACCAGGCAGCGGAGTTATCTAATGGCTAGAACAAGAACAGTAGATTTTCTACCACCAATTTTCCAAAC